ATCGGTGCCATCAAAGACGGTTATGTCACGATTTCACCGTTAACGCCATACGATAAATGGGATGGTGAGAAATGGGTGACAGACACTGAGGCACAACACAGTGCCGCAGTAGACGCGGCAGAAGCACAGCGCCAGTCACTGATTGATGCAACAATGGCTTCCATTAGTCTGATTCAGTTGAAATTACAGGCCGGACGGAAACTGACTCAGGCAGAAACAACCCGACTTAACGCCGTGCTGGATTACATTGACGCGGTGACGGCAACAGATACCAGCACCGCGCCGGATGTCATCTGGCCTGAACTGTCGGAGGCGTAGGCCATTCAATATCGGGTGCTGTTGACGTATCAACACGCATCAGCAGCACACGGTATTTCTTCCATTGGGTGAGAGTTGTAGCTTCTTCATCAGTTGCGATATCAGCATCAACAGCATCCTGACGCCAGGATATTTCACTGTCAGCTTTTTCCCGTAATTGGGATTTTTTAACTTCAGCAATAGCTATTAATTCCTTTTTGGTCGGCTGAGGAATATCTATCAGTGCTGGTTTTCCATTCAGTGTTCCAATCTGTTTTCCTGGTGGAATATCCATAAATAACTTTTTATGTTCTTCCTCACAGACTATTACACCATCATCAGGCCACAGACCTGATGCCTCAAATTTTTCTTTCTCCGATATGGGGAAAAAGCCATTTGCTTTAGCGCTCCATACGTACATATCAATACCCCACCGCTATAATGTCCACATTAAATCCTCCGGGACCTGCCTGCCAGATGCTGGCCCCTGTTAATGATTTTGTTTGATGAACAACCGCCACATTTGCTGGCGATTGTGTTTCAGTTGTTACAGTACCGATATCATTCCAGTTAATTGAGATGGAATAGTTCGTTGTTGTAAACGACCGGGGGAAAGTTATGTGTCTTACATTGGTGCCAATAGGAAATCCAAGATAAACACGCTGAATTATCATTCCTCCAGGTAACATAACCCAGTTAGCACCTTCTCCCAAACCAAGGTTTTCGAGAGCCGTTTGCACAGTGCCATCCGATTTGATATCGCCAAACGGATTCTTGCGGCTCAGGTATTCAACAGCAAACCCCGATCCCAGCAATTCAACAAAACCGGGCAGATCACCATTATCAAGCACATCCCGTTGCGTTTTATCACTTACAAACTGGGCCAGAGCTGCAGCAATAAAGCTGGCCTGCCGAATAACCTTATTGACTTGCGCACTGGATGCTTTCCCTGCTGTAAATCCGGATATAAGCGCAGGCAACGCTTCCCATTCCTCCTGCGACATAACATTGGCATTTCGATCAGTTGCAAACGCTTTAAAGTCATTTTTCGCCATCAGAGTAATACTCCCCATGCCCCTACATCAAAACCACTGATGAATTCGTTATCCATATCAAAACCAAAAAATTTAGAGCCTTCCGATGGAGTTTCCACCGAAGGTGTTTCAATGCCCCCCGCCCATACCCCGGCGGCTTTTACTGTTAGATACCGCCAATACCCGTTTCATCGCGGCACTCTGGCGACACTCCTTAAAAATCAGGTTCGTGCTCATCTTTCCTTCCCGTTCTTCCCTGGTAGCAAACCGGTAATACACCGTTCGCCAGACCTTACCTTCGATAACCAGAAGACCTGCCCGTGCCATTTTAGCCGCGGCCTGATTTATGCTGGTTACTGTTGCGCCTGTTAGCGCGGCAACGTCCGGCGCACAGAAGCTATTATGCGTCCCCAGGTAATGAATAATTGCCTCTTTGCCCGTCATACACTTGCTCCTTTCAGTCCGAACTTAGCTTTGATTTCTGCGATCTTCGCCAGAGCCTGTGCACGATTTAGAGGTCTACCGCCCATGACAGGAAGTTGTTTTACTGGTTCAGGGATCGCCTCACCACGGTTAATTCTCGCAGTCATATGGACAAGCTCATCTGCGGCCTTACGGCGTAATTCCGCATCAGTAAGCGCATTGGCCCGCATGTTCTGATACAGGTTGGTAACCAGCCAGTAGTGCGCGTTTGATTTCCACGGATAAGACTCCGCATCCGGATACAGGCCTCGCTTCCGGCAATACTCGTAAACCATATCAACCAGCTCGCTGGCGTTTGGCAGCCCGGCGGTAACGGATGCTTCTTCCCGGCACCAGGCAACAAACTGCCCGGGTGATGGCAGGAATGGTCGATTCTGCCGACGGGCTACGCGCATTCCAGCGTTAACCTGTTCCATCGTGGTGATCCCATTTTCCCGGAAAGCCAGAACCCACTGGCGGCGGATTTCGTTCAGTTCATTCTGGTCACGGTTAGCCAGGCTCGCCGGGAAAGTTGCCAGTAACTGGCTGAACACACCATTGATGATCTGCGCTACCTGTTGTACCTGCGGCTTTTCGTCGTACTGTTCCGGCATGTTGTTGGCGATCCGGCGCATCTGCTCACGGTCAAAGTTAACCATCTGTGCGGCGATGTTTTTCATAAATCCACCCCGTAAATCCAGTCAGTGTTTGTCAGGTCGAGTTTTGGTTTGCTGGCTGTCACGCCTGCCTGTTGCTTGTTACGGTTGATTTCGAGCTGGGTCCACTTGTCGCGGAGTTTGGCCGGACTCAGCACGTTACCGGACCAGAAGTTGTCCTGGCAGGCCCAGCGGAAAAGCACACACATATCGCGGTGGTTACGTCCGTCACGTTCACGCATCAGGCGGATATCGTTAGCCCACCCAGCAAAATTCGGTTTTCTGGCTGATGGCGCGATGGTCTTCACCATGTCAAACATCCACTCTGCGGCGGTCAGGTCTTCTGCTGTTCCCCACTTGCTGCCGCTCTGAATTGCAGCATCCGGTTTAACCACAGAAAGATCGTTTTCTGGCTGGTCAGAGGATTCGCCAGAATTCTCGGACGAATAATCTTTTCTTTTTTCTTTTGTAATAGTGTCTTTTGTGTCTCCCTGTTTTGAGGGATAGCAATCCCCCAATTTGAGGGATGTTTTATCCCTCGTTTTAGGGGATTTTCCCTCGTTTTGAGGGATACACCATTCTGAGATGTTTTTATTTGGTCCAAACATGCCGCCTTGCTGCTTGATAATATTCATTCTGACGAGTTCTAACTTGGCTTCATTGCACCGTTTGACAGGTAACTTTGTAATCTCGCTAAGTTGAGAATCGGTGATTCTGTCCATTGGTTTATTCCACCCATAGGTTTTACGCAGAATGGCAAGCAGCACTTTAAACTGTCGCTTGGTCAGATCTGCGCCCGAATAAGCCTCAAGCAGCATATTTGATAGTCTGGCGTAACCATCATCGAGATCTGCCACATTACGCTCCTGTCCGGCAAAGTTACCTCTGCCGAAGTTGAGTATTTTTGCTGTATTTGTCATAATGACTCCTGTTGATAGATCCAGTAATGACCTCAGAACTCCATCTGGATTTGTTCAGAACGCTCGGTTGCCGCCGGGCGTTTTTTATTGGTGAGAATCGCAGCAACTTGTCGCGCCAATCGAACCATGTCGTCGTCAACGACCCCCCATTCAAGAACAGCAAGCAGCATTGAGAACTTTGGAATCCAGTCTCTCTTCCACCTGCTGATCTGCGACTTATCAACTCCCACAGCTTCCGCTGTCTTCTCAGTTCCAAGCATTGCGATTTTGTTAAGCAACGCACTCTCGATTCGTAGAGCCTCGTTGCGTTTGTTTGCACGAACCATATGTAAGTATTTCCTTAGATAACAATTGATTGAATGTATGCAAATAAATGCATACACCATAGGTGTGGTTTAATTTGATGCCCTTTTTCAGGGCTGGAATGTGTAAGAGCGGGAATGTCTTAAGCGGCTTTGTGTTCCGGAGGGAACACGTCATCAAGACTGACTTTTGCGCCTAACTTGTTTAGGCATGCAACAAGAGCGCGGCATGTTTTAAGGTCTGGGAAGCGACGACCAGATTCCCAATGCCCAATAGCTCCCTGTGTGCATCCAACCGCCTTAGCAAGTGTTGTTTGAGAGATATTCAGTGACTCTCGATATTTTCGTAGGTTGCTCATATGCCCTCCATAGTAACCATGAGACAACAATACGATATGTACTTTTGGAATGCAAACAAAAAATACATCTTGTGCATGGATGGTTTTAGTACAGAGCGTAATAATAAGGATATGAAAATGAAATGGTATGAACTGGCTAGATCCAGAATGAAAGAGCTCGGCATAACTCAAGAGAAGTTGGCTGAAGAGCTTGGTATGACGCAGGGTGGAATTGGTCACTGGTTGCGCGGATCTCGTCATCCATCTCTTGACGAGATTGGTGTGGTGTTTAAATACCTTGGTATTGATAACGTCTCATTCAACCACGACGGTACATTTTCACCTGTTGGCGAATACTCATCTGCCCCCGTTAAAAAACAATATGAGTACCCTGTTTTTTCTCATGTTCAGGCCGGGATGTTCTCGCCTGAGCTTAGAACCTTTACCAAAGGTGATGCGGAGAGATGGGTCAGCACAACCAAAAAAGCCAGTGATTGTGCGTTTTGGCTTGAAGTTGAAGGTAATTCCATGACCGCACCAACAGGATCCAAGCCAAGCTTTCCTGAC